CAGTAGTACTATTGCCGCACAAAAGAATCCATTAGGAAACGTATAATATGGCAAACAATTTACCAGCAGTTCCAGCACAAGATAGCGGTGCAGAAGTTAAAGAATTTTTCAATCAATACTTAACAGAAAAAACTTCTTATCCGGCAAATGATGTTGACGCAGTAATAGGCTTTTTTGAAAATAGAGGTTTCGAAAAATCAAGTGCTATTGCAGTAGGTACAGCAATCTTAAATCAAGCAAAAGTAGATGACATAAATGTGTTTGAACTTATTGATACACTAAAAGGTATTAACTCAACACAGATGAGTGATATCATTGCTAACGTACTAAACTACAGTAGAGAAAAAACAAGCACACTTGGATTTAAAGTAACTTCAAATTACGAAAAAATTGAAAAGCGAAACATCATATACTAAAATGCCATGGGAAGATTTGCACAGGGAAAATATAGTCTCAAAAATCCTGAGAAGTATATAGGTACAAAGACACCAACTTATAGAAGTAGTTGGGAGTTTACGTTTATGCGATTTTGCGACGAACACCCAAGTGTTGCTAAATGGGCAAGTGAAGCAATTAAAATTCCATATAAGAATCCATTAACCGGAAAGCATACAATATATGTTCCGGACTTCTTTATTGCATACGCAGACCGTAAAGGAAAGCAACGTGTAGAACTAATAGAAGTAAAGCCAGAGAATCAAGCAGTAAAAGAAAAACTAGGCCGTAGTAAACATAACCAGGCTTCTTGGGTAGTTAACCAAGCAAAATGGGAAGCCGCAAGGGCATACTGTAAACAAAAAGGTATATTCTTTAGAGTCATAACAGAAAAAGATATATTCCACAACGGTAAAAGACGATAAATAATAGTAGCATATAATGGTATAGGACACATGACCAAAAAACTAGAAGATTTACTCAACATGCCTGATTCAAAAGAAATTATACAACAGGCAGAGAAACAAGAAAAAGCACAAACAAAACACGAAGTAGCTCATGAAGATAGCTTTCGTGATATAGCAGAGTTTGATAAAATTACAAGCGCATTACCAGCTGTTAAAGGCTTAGGTGATAAAGCAGATAGTGAGTTAAATGAAATAGCAGATAAAGCACTTGAAGCATATGACGATTTAATGAATCTTGGTATGAATGTAGAAAGCCGTTACAGTGGTAGAGTATTTGAAGTTGCAGGCGGCCTGCTTAAAACAGGACTAGATGCAAAAGTAGCAAAACTTAATAATAAGTTAAAAATGGTTGAACTACAACTTAGAAAAGAAAAGCAAGATAAAGACGGTGGCATTAGTGAAGACGGTATGATTGCTGGAGAAGGCTATGTTGTAACAGATCGCAATAGCCTCTTAGAAAAGCTCAAAGGACTCGATAAGGATAAATAACTTATATAGGATGGATAATATGGAAACACGATTTCAAGAATTGCTAAACGAGTCTAAAAAGACTTATGCATTTAAAATAGGTATTGCAGGTGTTTTGCCTGAAGGTTGCGAAGAAAGCATCAAAACATGCTTACAAAAGTATGATGTTGCTAGTATAAGCAAAGGTAAAAAGACACCTATTACAGAACGTCCATTAGATTTTCCACAGTTGGAAAACATGGAAGTTACTTACTTTGAAGTCGAACTTAACTATCCTTCCACACAACAAGTTTTACAAGAGTATATTGGACAGTGCTGTAGCATAGACCAAGCACATATTATTGTAAGAAATCCATTAGAGATGCAAGAGAAATATCAGGAAATGCCTGAGGACAATGTATATCAAACAAAGTTAACAACAGAAGACATGGGCGGCGAAAGCGCACAAGACTCAGTTGGTGAAAACAGAGTAATGGAATTATTGAAAGAACTTGAAAAAGTAAAAACAGAACGTGAGCACGATCCAAGTGCGGCGGTATCGGAGACAAACTAATGAATATGAAAAAGTTAATAGAGTCGATTGATGTTGCACAGGAAGGCTTACCAATGCCTATGCCTAGTACAGCACCTGAGATGGACAAAGGTAACCCAGTAACAATGAATGTATCAATGAATGCAAGCGGCAAAGAACATGTTGCAGATTTAATTGATATGATGAAAAACGCAGGCATGGAAGGCGCAAAGGAAGTTGGCGCTGACATTATGCCAATGCGTAGAGATATGGAAAGACTACGTGATATAGTTAAAGGTCCAGACATGGAAAAAGACATGGATGATCTTAAACCAGGCATGCAAGATGAGCCATGTGATAATTGCGGTAAGCAACATGTTGGTGCAAGTAGTTGTAATGATGACATCGAAATGGATGACGAAGCAGTTGCAGACGAAGCATATGCTAACGAGCCAGATGAAAAATACAGTGCAATAGACGATGTAATTAATTCAGGCGATGATTTACATAAGTCTAAAGCGGCATATCCTGCAACACAGGGTGGCGACAATCCAATGGCGTTACAAGACGAAATTAAAGAAAAATTAGCGGCTAGACTTAAAGAGTTAATGGCTGGCGATGTAGAAGAAGCAGGCGACCACGATCATGAAGAAGGCGAAGAACATGATTGTCCAGAATGCGGCGCTCCAGGCAAAACGAAGTTAATGGCTTGTAGCTCTTGCGGCTGTAGTTAAAATACACAAAATTCAATAGGGCTTCCGGGCCCTATTTTTTTGAGTAAATACAGTATGAGCAAGAGTTTAGACGGTGTCCTTACTAAAAAGGCCAATCAAAAAGAATCATTTAGCGAAGCACAAATTGCTGACTTGTTAGCATGTACAGATACTGACACAGGGTATATGTACTTTGCCAAGAAGTTTGCTTTTATACAACATCCTGTACAAGGTAAGTTGTTGTTTGATCCTTATGAGTATCAAACACGTTTGATGCATTCATATCACAGTTATCGTTTTAATATAAACATGATGCCTAGACAAACAGGTAAAACTACTTGTGCGGCAATATACCTTGCATGGTATGCAATGTTTGTACCTGATCAAACTATACTAATTGCGGCACACAAATACACAGGTGCTCAAGAGATTATGGCACGTATACGTTACATATATGAAACGTGTGAAGATCACATACGTGCAGGTGTTACATCATATAACAAAGGCTCAATTGAATTTGAAAACGGCAGTAGAATTGTATCACAAACAACTACTGGAAACACTGGACGTGGTATGTCCATATCATTACTATACTGTGACGAGTTTGCATTTGTGCAACCTAACATCGCAGAAGAGTTTTGGACATCAATATCACCTACACTAGCAACAGGTGGTCGTGCTATTATTACTAGCACACCTAACAGTGATGAAGATACGTTTGCTACTATTTGGAAACAAGCAGAAGAAAAGTTTGACGCACACGGCAATGAAACTGAATTAGGGTCAAACGGGTTTCACTCATTTATTGCACACTGGAGTGAACATCCTGATCGTGATGATGAATGGAAAGTACAAGAAGTTGGACGTATTGGTGAGGAAAAGTTCCGTCGTGAGTATGGCTGTGAATTCTTAGTATTTGACGAAACATTAATCAATTCAATTAAACTTGCTTCTATGGACGGATCATCTCCTATACTTAATATGGGTCAAACACGCTGGTACAAGCGTCCTACAGCACAATATACATATTGCATTGCACTTGATCCTAGTATGGGCACAGGCGGCGACAATGCAGCTATACAAGTGTATGAGCTACCGAGCTATGAACAAGTAGCCGAATGGCAACACAATCAAACTGCTATACCTGGTCAGATAAGAGTACTTGCTGATATATGTAAGTACATAGAATCAGAAACCAAAAACCCAACAGGGATTTATTGGAGCGTGGAGAACAATGGATTGGGCGAAGCTGCCCTAATCGTTATAAACGACTTTGGCGAAGAGAACATTCCGGGTTTGTTCGTCAGTGAGCCAATCCGCAAAGGACACGTTCGTAAATTCCGCAAAGGATTTAACACTACACATAGCAGTAAAGTTACTGCGTGTAGCCGATTAAAAACTATGGTCGAAAACGATAAAATGAAAATTCGATCTAAACCATTAATTGGAGAACTAAAAGGATTTATTGCAACAGGATCAAGTTATACTGCTAAGTCGGGATCAAGCGATGATTTAGTTATGTCAACTATTCTTGCATTACGTATGATGGAAGTTTTAAAAGACTGGGATCCAAGAGTATACAGTACCTTCAATCAAGCAGAAGATATGGACGATTACGAAGCGCCAATGCCGATCTTCATTAGCACTAACTATTGATAAATATATATATGCAGAATTTAGACTTAATAGCAGAAGAACTATTCAACAAAATCCGAGGACGCTTTCCGAGTGTTACTATTGGTGATGCTGAAGGCAATGTAACAAACGAACCTAGCCTAGGACGGTACTTTGATTTTAACTTTATAAGTGAAGGTCGCCCAGTAGGAAAAGTTAGTGTAAGTCTA